TTAATTTTGCTAAGTCTGGAAACCAGTTTGAAAATATAACTATGTGTGGCTTAGGAAAGAGGCGTGTCCCGCCTTCGTACTTCCCGCTGAAGACTAGCCCGTCTTTTAAAGATTCAACGGAAGCGTAAGAAAAAGCGCCTTCTGCTTGGCGTGAAAGGTTCAGGATAACTATTCTAGGGGTTCTCTTTGCTTTGATGACCTGATGTAGAAGGTCTTTACCGGCCGCGGATGACAGATACAGTGTTCCGTCGACGTTTGCGATGATGTGTCGGCATAGCTCTGTTTTGCCGCACCCTCCCTCGATGTCGGTGTACCAAATGACTTTTCTTGGATGAGGTTGTCCTCCCAGTTCTGCGAGGAGCAGTCGCTGCCAGTCGTAGAAGTCTGGTTCTGGGACGATTCCGAGATCGTCTCTAGGTGCGTCGAATCCATGGCAGAATACACGCCCGCTGCGTGTTTCAATCTTTGTACAATATTCCACGGAGCGGTGAACGTCCCTGCTTCGTTCCACATGCATTCGCAGGTTCCACTGCTTGATGGAGGCGAAGGAGACGGCGTTCTTAAAGTACGCGACCCCCTGAATGTGGGGGGTGCCTCCTTCACCGGTTTCCTCTTGGAGTGCGTATCTATAATTAAAGAGGGTTATTTGTCGAATAACCCGAAAGTGTTGTGTCAAGTGTGTCAGTGTGTCGTACCGTATGTCAGCATCGTCGAGAATTGAGAGGAGGTTTTGCAGTTCTCGTTCCGAGTAGTTGTTAATGGTGAAGCACCATGCTCTGGAGCGTTGGCGGTCATGGTTTACCATGGAACGCTCGGGACGCGGGCCACACGACGAATCCAGTATTACCGTCGTGTGGCACAGTCCCTGCTTTTATAGGTGTGTCGTGCCAGTCTGTTTACTAGGTGTGTCAGTGTGCCGAGATTTTTCAGGGGTATAAATAGCGTGCGGGCTAAGCCCCGCTCAGCCACCCCCCTGAAATTATTTTCCAAAAAAGGAAATAAAATGGTTTATAAACGACGGCGCGATAGCGGTGTTTCTTTTTCCGTCCGGCCGTTTAAACGCAGGCGGTACCGTATCAGGCGGCGTTTCAGGGGTAAACGGGCGTACGCCTCTACCAGTCAGTGGGGCCGTCCTTATTCTTTTTCCTTTAGGAGAAAGAGGCGCAGCTTGCGGAGGTACCGGAGTTTGCTGTGGAAAGATACCGCTTCTAAAGCGCATTATCGTTCGTACGCGCACGTTCCCGCTATCGTTACGTCACCTACCGGATTGGGCAATGCGGGAGTGTATTTTTTGCAGGCGTTAGGTACTCAAGGGTTCGGTACGATGAATACGCCCGGCGGTACTCAATTTTGGTCGACCGGAGGAGGTGCCCAACAGATAAACGAAGGAGTTGCGGTTCCGGCGTTTGATAGCGATATTGTGCTCAGGGGAGGCGTCGCTCGGATTAGTGTGATGAATCCGGAGACTGACGTTCCTTGTCGTGTGAAGATATTTGCCGTGTGGGCGAGCACGTCCCCTGCGGCGAGTATATACGTCAACAACAATAATACGAATAAGTCGCTGGAGTGGGATCCTACGGTGATTCCGGATTTCTATCGTTTCGGCAGGGTTTTGTTTCGGAAGGAGGCGTTGTTGCCCGACGTGAATTCGTCGATGGAGTGTATGTACAGGTTTAAGCCTCAGAAGATTGATCAAGGAGATTTCCTTGGGAGTGCGACTGTTCCTAGTGGAAGTCAGTTGTGGTGGATCGTTACCTTTGCTCCGTTGATTGGCAATTTGATTGCGGATAATATTCCTATCGTTAAAAGTTATAATCTTAGTTTTAGCGCTGATGCTGTGTAAAAACGTGGTAGGCGAGTCCTATCAGGGGGTGCGGAGCACCCCCAAAGGTTAGGGTTAGGGTGTAGCCGCGGAGCGGCGGCTTAGAGGTTAGGGTCGGCGCGGAGCGCCGTTAGGTTAGTATTAGGGTTAGGGCTGAGAGAGTCCAATGAATGTATTAGGTAGTTTTGTAAAAATCAATTTATTATGGTGCGGGCCTTAGTCTCGGTGGGTTTGCTATCAGCTCTCGTATATCCCAGCGATCTAAACTTAATTTTGCTAAGTCTGGAAACCAGTTTGAAAATATAACTATGTGTGGCTTAGGAAAGAGGCGTGTCCCGCCTTCGTACTTCCCGCTGAAGACTAGCCCGTCTTTTAAAGATTCAACGGA